TTTACATTAAACCGCTCAGCGGAAACAGTGGACACTGCCTCTAAAGATACGCAAGGCGGTTGGTCATCCAGCGTGGCTGGCATGAAAGAATGGTCACTGGACTCTGGTGGCATATATGTTATCGGTGACCAGTCACACGCTCTTTTAACACAGGCGTTCAATAACGGAGACCCAGTTTGTGTAAAAGTTGTTGACATAAAAAATCAGACTGGCCTTTGGGGTGGCCTTGCGGTTGTAACTGACTATCCAATAGAGGCACCTTATGATGATGCAATGACCTATTCCATCACATTAACTGGCGTTGGCCCTTTGGTAGATTTACAAGAAAATCCTGAAGAGCCGGATGTAATGCCGGAGGGAACGGCAGCTCTTGAAAGTCTGACCGTCGTATCAGTGGCCGGGACATCGTCAGGACAGACCAATATATATGTCAACCCGGTCCTGGAAAGTACAGACAAGTATTTTTATAAGTTAGGAACCGCACCGCTGGCATATCCGGCCTATGGTGAAGTCATCACACAGACGGCCTGGGACGGTGAAGCAGCTATCACAGCGACAGCCGGTCAACAGATCATGATTATAGAAACAGACTCCACAGGCAAAGCCATTAAAGCAGGCGTTGCTATGGTGAATGTAGCAGAATAGGAGTAAAAAATGATTGAGTATAAAGGCGCAAATTATGAGCTGAGATATTCCGTAAAAAGAATTGAGCTGATTGAAAATGCAACAGGTAAATCTGTTGTAACAATGATGAGAGCCGGCAGCCTAAGCCTGATGGAACTATGCGCCTGTATTGGGTATGCAATCAAACTAGAGGGGGCAGAGGGCTATCTGTCCCCAAAACAGGGAATTGAGATTGCGGAAGAAAAGCTAAAAGAACAGGGAGCATATTTCACCTTATCTGATGAAGTAGCCGAAGCATTAGAGAGGGACTGCCCTTTTTTCTTCCCGGCCGGTTAGTCCAATTTGAATACTTTGACAGCGATTCAGATGAAGAATACATTGAAGCAGCACGAGGTTATGAAAACGACCTCGATTTTGCTTTTTTTGTTGCCAATTTTGGATGGACATACTCAGATTATTGTCAGATCACACCGAGACAAAAAGCCCTCATAATGAAGGCATATGAAAACAGGTATGCCAGTTTTACCATGCAGGTTTATAATGCCGTTTTCACTGCAGAGTATAACATTAACCGAAAAAAAGGCCGAAAGGCCTTGAACCCATTAAGGAAGATACCAAAAAAAGCAGATGTTGAAAAGCTGGAAGTTGTCGTTGACACATTTAATTCCATTGTTTCCGTGCGGGGAAAAAGCTGGACAGAGAAGATACTTGCAGCTAACGGATTAAAGAAAGGGGGTAGATGATGGCCGATTATATAATAAGTGCCAAAGTAACCGCCGATACATCTAATTTTACAAAAAACATGAATCAGGCGGAAAAAGCCACAGAGGAGTTTAACAAAGAGCAGAAAGAGACAGGTACAGGGTCTGCCAGTCTTGGCGGCAAATTTTCATCACTTGCAGGAAAAATCAAAACTTTGGCAGCCTCATATGGCTTGGCAAAAACGGCTATGGCCGGAATAACATACAATGCCACTATGGAACAGTATGAAACCTCTTTTGAAGTAATGACAGGTTCAGCGGAAAAGGCGGCAGATACTGTTGAGCGATTGGGAAAAATCGCAGCCGAGACCCCTTTTGAAATGCCACAATTAGCAGATACGACACAGCTCTTAATGAACTATGGGTTTACGGCTGATGAAGCAGTCGAAAAAATGCAAATGCTGGGGGACATTTCCCAGGGGTCTGCCGATAAGTTGAGCCGCATAGCAATGGCTTATGGTCAGATGTCATCAGCAGGAAAAGTGCAATTAGAAGATATAAAGCAAATGATAGAAGCTGGTTTTAACCCGTTACAGGAAATTTCAGAAGAAACAGGCGAAAGTATGGAAAGCTTATACGACCGAATAAGTAATGGAACCCTTTCCATTGATGAAATTACTGCCTCAATGCAGCGCTCGACATCGGAGGGCGGCAAATATTTTCAGTCGATGGATAAACAAAGTCAAACTTTAAGCGGCCAGTTTTCAACTTTAAAAGATACTGTTAACAGTGCATTAGGAGAGGCGTTAAAACCATTCACTAATTGGTTGAGAGATTCCGCTATTCCATTTGCAATTAATTTTTTTGAAAATATTGAGACATACATTCCAATAATAGGTGCATTTGCGGCAGTTATAGGGTCAGCCAGGCTGGCGATATTTTTGTATACAACACAGCAAGCACTAGCAGCAGCAGGAACAACTATTTTGGGCGCAGGTTTAGCAGTTTTGAAGGCAGCATTTACAGCTTTAACATCTCCAATAGGCCTTGTTACATTGGCAATAGGAGCAGTTATTGCTATCGGTGTTCTCCTTGTCAGTCATTGGGAGGAAGTAAAAGAAATTGCTGGAAAGGTCTGGGATTGGATTAAAGAAAAATTTGAAACATTTTCTAATTTTTTGACCAATGTTTTTGCTACAGATTGGAGTGAAGCCTTTGGGTTTATTGGAGACCTCATGAATGGCTTATTTACTTCAATTTCTAATATCTGGAACTCAATTAAGAAAATCTTTAGCGGGATAGTCGATTTTATCGCCGGCGCTTTTACCGGTGACTGGAAAAGAGCTTGGGATGGTATCAGAGGCATTTTTTCTGGAATATGGGATGGATTAGTTGCCATAGTTAAAACGCCAATAAATGGGATAATCTCACTCATAAACGGCGTTATTGGTGCAATTAACAAGATTTCAATCAAATTGCCTGACTGGTTGCCCGGCGATTTGGGTGGAAAGAAGTTAGGTTTTAATATAAAAAAAATACCATACCTTGCACAAGGAACTAATAACTTTCAAGGCGGATTTGCAGTCATCAATGAACGTGGGGGCGAGTTGGTGAACCTGCCAGACGGCACGCAGGTCATTCCTCACGATATAAGCGTTCAGTATGCAAGAGAGGCCGCACGAGCGAACAGCGTAAATTCCATTGACTTAACCGGAATCCTTGAGGGCGTCATCATCAATGTTTACAGTCAGACAAATGTTGACGGTACGCCGCTCATGCAGAAATCAGCGGACTACACTATTAAGAAGATAACCAACCAGCAGCGGAGCAATATGAGAATGAGAGGTCAATTAGTATGAATCCATACATAATGCAGTTCAATGATAACAGCAATGCAGATTTTGGCGTTATCTTATATGACTATGAATCATATAGTGGTGCTGCGAAAAATTATGACACAATACCAATAGCCGGGCGAGATGGTGAGTTGCTAAGCGTGGACAAGTATAAAAGTAATCTTATAATCGAGGTTACTTTTTCGATTTTTGGGTCTTTGAAAGCTAAAGAAAATCAGTTAAAGCAATGGCTTCGGGGAACGGGCCACCTCACATTTTCAGACAATGCAGATTGCTTTTATAAGGTCTTAAAAATCAATTATGGCACCATCGAAAGGCTTACTCGCAGATATGAGCGTTTTACTGTATCTTTCACTTGCACGCCGTATATTTTTTTAAAAAGTGGATTGATACCGTTAAAATGGACAACTATGGATTTGAATTTACAGAATCCATATAGCCTATCAAAACCGAAGTACATAGTAACAGGTCAGTCCACAGTGAACATATCGGTCAATGACGCTGATGTAGTGGCAGATGTCAACGGCGAGCTGACAATAGACACAGATTTGATGATCGCATACACAAATGACGGGACCCTGAAAAACGCGGCGATAGACGGCGATTATGAGCAGCTATGGCTGCCATCTGGAAAAAACAAGGTATATATATCCGGTGAAGGCAACCTTACGATGGACATTATCCCTAACTGGGGGTGGGAAGTATGATTCACATTTACAATGTTGATAATACAAATTTTTCTGTAAACGGTGATTGCATATTATTTCCATCATCAGCTGAGATAAATGTGGAGATAAACGATCAATGGCAAGCAGAGATAGTGCAGCCACTTGATGAGGAGCAACGCTGGAAATACATAAAAGAGGGCGCGGTCCTGAAGATGCCGTCATTTAACGGCGAGCAGCTGTTCAGAATCAAATCCGTATCAAAAACAGACACGGAAGTAACCGCAACTGCGGAGCCAATTTTTATGGATTCTATGGGCGATTGTTTTTTGGTGGATGTGCGGCCGACCGATAAAACCGGCCAGCAGGCCCTGGATATAATGACTGCGCCAAACGGCAAGTATAGCGGAGAATCGAACATATCGACCGTAAACACGGCATACTACCAGGACAAAAACCTGATCGAGGCCATAAACGGAGACGATGAAAATTCGTTCATCAATCGCTGGGGCGGCGAAATCGAGTTTGACAATTTCACTGTCAAGATCAACTATCGCCTGGGCGAAGACAGAGGGGTTGAGCTGAGATATGGCAAAAACATACCGGTGGGCGGGTTCACATATGAAGCTGACATAAGCGAAGTTGTAACCCGCATATATCCAAAAGCCTACAACGGCCACGCCATGAGCGGAAACGGGTATGTTGACAGCCCCCTGATAGACAGCTATCCGACCGTTCACGCAGTAGCGATCACATTCAGCGATGTAAAAATGAGGGAAGACGCAGGTGATGACGATGAGGAAAACGGCATCATAATCTGCGATAATCAGACGGAACTGGACGCGGCGCTGACGCAGAGGTGCAATGACCAGTTTGCTGCCGGCATTGACAAACCGAAGGTGACCATAAATGCAGACATGGTGCTACTGGCGAACACAGAACAGTATAAGGATTATAAGACGCTGGAGACCGTATCGCTGGGGGATACGGTTCACTGCATAAACAGCCACCTGGGGATCAGGTATGACGCCAGGGTGATCGCCCTGACATACGATTCCGTATTAAAACGGGTCGAATCGGTAACGATCGGCGACGCAGAGTATAACTATTTTAACAACCTGACATCCGGCGTATCTGTAGCTACTGCTAACGCCGCAACTGCGGCAAGCAACGCACAGGCGGCAGCGAACACAGCAGATACCGCAGCCAAAGGTGCAAACGACGCCGCCCAGGCAGCCAATGACGCGGCCGGTAATGCACAGACAGCGGCAGGGAATGCCAATACCGCAGCTGATAATGCAAACAAAGCTACGACGGCGGCAAACCAAGCCGCCCAGGCAGCCAATGATGCAGCCGAAGCGGCGGGAACGGCTACCGGAGATGCATCAGCCGCCACCGAAGCGGCCAAGCAGGCAGCCCAGGCGGCAAACACCGCCGCGGGTGCTGCTAATAGTGCGGCACAGGGAGCTAACACCGCAAAAGACGCCGCCAACACCGCAGCAGATCAGGCCACAGAAGCCGCCGGACAAGCTGCAGATGCGGCAACCGCAGCCAACACGGCGGCTGACAATGCAAACAGCAAGGCCAGCGCAGCCAACACGGCGGCAAATTCAGCTAATTCTGCCGCCGCTGCGGCCAACCAAGCAAAACAGGACGCAGATTCAGCCGCAGATTCGGCTAACGCTGCCGCCGAACAGGCAAACAGCGCAGCCGGAGCCGCGGCCACTGCCGCAACTAATGCGACCAATGCGGCGAAAAGTGCTAATGACGCAGCCGATGCTGCGACTACTGCCGCCGGGGCCGCAAATACAGCTGCCGCAAATGCAAACGATAAAGCCAGCACAGCAAACACAGCAGCCACTGCGGCAAACAATGCCGCAAAAGCAGCGAACGATGCAGCAAGCGCAGCCAATACCGCAGCAGGAACTGCAAACAGTGCGGCAAGCGCAGCCGATTCAGCAGCTGATAATGCGATGGAAGCGACGCGAAACGCCAACGGTGCGGCAGGTTCTGCTAATACCGCAGCGACACACGCAAATCAGGCCGCCAAGGATGCAAACGATGCTA